GGAGAAGCTTGTATTCCAGCATGTAAAGGAATTCATTCTGCAATACAATGCTCTTCCGACTCTAGAGGCTCTTCATATCAACATCAATAATCTTTCAAATTTGAAAGAGGAAGAACTCAAGTCTGCAATCAATGTAATTGGTAGCATTGAAGACATCAAGGAAGAGAAGAGCGAGCAGCAGTGGTTGGTTGACAAGACCGAGAAGTTTTGTCAAGAGAAAGCCATCTATAATGCTGTTCTTGAATCGATTGGTATTCTTGATCAAAACTCCAAGTCTACAAAAGACAAGGGTGCCATTCCTCAAATTCTTTCCGATGCACTCGCAGTCAGCTTTGATAGTCATGTCGGCCATGATTATTTGAATGACTCGGATGCACGATATGACTTCTATCACAAGACGGAAAAGAAGATTCCTTTTGATCTTGATTTCATGAACAAGATTACGAAGGGCGGTCTACCAGCAAAGACTCTAAACATCTTTCTTGCTGGTACTGGTGTCGGTAAATCGTTGTTCATGTGCCATGTCGCATCAGCGTGTCTGGTTCAGGGATACAATGTTCTATATGTCACCATGGAAATGGCTGAAGAGAAGATTGCAGAACGTATTGATGCAAATCTACTCAACGTAACTCTTGATGATCTATCTTCTCTTCCAAAAGATGTCTATGACAAGAAGGTCGAGAAGGTTCGTCGCAGTACAGTTGGCAAGTTGATCATCAAGGAATATCCAACTGCTCTTGCTTCCACCACTCATTTCAGAACATTGTTGAATGAGTTGATGCTAAAGAAGAGTTTTCGTCCAGATATAATATTCATCGACTACTTGAATATTTGCTGTTCAGCCAGAGTGAAACCCGGATCAAATATCAATTCGTATACCTATATCAAGGCGATTGCCGAAGAACTTCGTGGTCTGGCAGTCGAGTTCAAGGTTCCTATTGTATCGGCTACGCAGACGACCAGGTCTGGCTTTGCTAGCACTGATGTCGAGTTGACTGATACTTCAGAATCGTTTGGTCTTCCTGCGACAGCAGACTTCATGGCAGCTTTGATTTCTACTGAAGAGTTGGAAGCATTGAACCAGATCATGGTCAAGCAATTGAAGAATCGATATAATGATCCGACAGCAAACAAGAGATTTGTCTTGGGGATTGATCGTGCAAAGATGCGTTTGTATGATGTTGAACAATCCGCACAAGATGATATTCAAGATTCGGGACAACGGAAAGGAATCGATGATGCTACTGCAAGCAAGCTAATGAATTCTTCATTTGATAAAAGCAAATTCAAAAACTCAGGATTGAAGGTGTAATATGGCAATTGAAAATTACTATTATGAACTTGTTCAGCAGAATGATGATACGTTTACATGGAATGTAATTGAGACGCAAACCCAACAGACAATCGCAGCATTCATATTTGAAGACGATGCAATTTCAATGCTCATGCATCTCATGTCTGGTGGAGGCTTTGACGGATTCACGCCTCGCTTTTTTGTAACATAACATGTTCATCTTCAATACTCTCATTCTTCTTCTCAATGGCATAGACATACCAAAGGGTACGACAAAAGCCATTGAGTTGAAGAAGAGAGTATCAAAGTTGTTCGATAACGTAAAATTCAATATTGAAAGAGCTAGTAATCTAGATAATGAAGATTACACTATTGCAGGATTCTATATTGAGGAGCTGCAAAAGATAGAAATACTATTGATCATACCAAAGAAAAGCAAGGGAATGATCAACATAGAAGATCCAGATCAGTTCAGGTTTTATCTTGCACAAACGATACAGCATGAGTACATACACCATCAGCAATACTTGAAGAGAGACGAACTGCCTACCGATTCATTTTCAATGTGTCGAACGGGTAGCAAGGAGAGGCAATATTTAGCCGAAAGAGATGAAATCGATGCATACTCTTATGACATCGCTATTGAGGTGCATAGATATGGATGGGACAATTCTCAAACATTGAAAATATACAAGAAGCAATTTGAAAGCCATCATCCCGTGATGAAAAGATTGCTAAAGAAGACATATAAGAATTTGGGAGTATTGAATGGAAAACTTAGAAGAGTTGATGCGTAGCACGATGGATGAAGCGCATGTTATGTTGAATCGTGCTAAAAGTCGCGAAGAGTTCATGGCTATAAATGGTTCACTTTTAGCTGTGGTTCAAGGCATGTATGTCAAATTCATGGGAAATCAATCTACGGCTCAGTTGTTTTATTCTATAGCAGATAAGTTGGCTACTACGAAAGACTAAATATTGAGTAATCTTGGAGATATGGATGACTCAATATAGAATTGATACGCACGAATTTTGGGGTGCGAACAAGACAATATACGAAGTGAATTTGACGACAGACATGTATGGAAATGTCATACCGGGTGGTAATCCGTCGGGAATGGCAGTAGATGCATTTGGTCGTTCAAGAGTCTCTACTCCACTAACACTATTCGACTCATCTCATAGATACAACGACAATGGACTATGGGCGACATCAAACTCCAGCGGAACTACAGTTACGTTTGACGGAAATGCGGGTCTAATCAATTTGGCTTTGCCCACGACTGCGAATGCCGAAATTATTCGTGAAACGACGAAAGTATTTTCATATCAGCCAGGAAAGTCTCTTCAGATTTTAAACACGTTTGTCCTTAATCCTGCACAAACAAATTTGCGTCAGAGGATTGGTTATTTTGGTGCAAACAACGGAATATATCTAGAACTAGACGGATCTAATCTATATTTTGTAGAAAGAAATTATGTTAGCGGAACACTAGGCGAGACGCGAGTTGCACAAGCTGATTGGAATATTGATACACTTCTAGGTAATGTAACGTCGAGTCCATCTAAAATAACGTTAGACATAACTAAAGCGCAAATCATGTTCACTGACATCGAATGGCTTGGACTTGGAACTGTACGATGTGGATTTGTCATTGATGGTAGATTTATTCATTGTCATTCATTTCATCATGCAAATCTCATAGCATCCACGTACATGACAACAGCATCACTTCCGTTTAGATTGGAAATAAAGAACAATAACGGCGCTACTGCTAATTCAAGTGTAATGAAACAGGTTTGTTCTTCTGCAATATCTGAAGGTGGGTATGAACTTCGCGGAGCACAGCAAGCAATTTCTATTCCGATAACGGCTCCAACAGATCTACCAACAGCAGGAACTTATTATCCTGTAATTTCCATACGATTAAAAACATCCCCTAATAGATTGGACGCGATTGTCATTTTGACAGCACTTTCTATTCTAGGTATCACGAATAACTGCAATTACAACTGGCAAGTAGTTACTAATGGAACAACTACTGGTGGAACTTGGGTGAGTGCTGGAGCTACTAGTGCTGTTGAATATAACATAACAGGAACAGGATTTAGTGGAGGACGAACTTTGGCATCTGGTTATTCAGCCTCAACTGCACTTTCGTCTGTTGCAACAGACATTTTGAAGGAAGCATTGTTCAAGTTTCAGTTGGAGCGCAATTCGTTGACAAGTACTCCATATGAATTGACGCTTGTTGCTGCTGGAAGTACGAACGGTGGAGATATTCTTGCATCAATGGACTGGGAAGAAGTTTCAAGATAAGAAGAGAGTAAGAAAATGTCTGCACAACAAGGTTTTGTATATGAAAAAAATGCAGCTAAACTGTTGAAAAAATACAATTTAGTTCCTAAAAACTTTAGACCTGCAGGTGCAGGACACAATCAACCGGATTTAATGTTGTTATATCGTGGAGAAGAAGCAGGATGTGAGTTAAAAATAACTGCAGCATCTGCAGGTTCTCTCGTTTTAAAATATGATGATACGAAACAAAGAAATCCATGGGGATTTGGATCAATAAAACCTGAAGAGGACGAAAAAAAATTTCTTGCGTATGTTGCAGAAAAATCAGGATTTTTTGAAGAAGTTGATGAACAATGGAAACCAAATGGCACTCCACAAAAATTTATGGACAATCCCACAATAAAGGATAAGAAAAAACAATATGAGGCAGATCTAAGTAATTTTAGAGATATTAAAAAAGAAATAGATTCTTCTTTTGTTGAAAAATATTACGAAAAAAAAGATACATATTATGTGAATGTGGGAACTCATGGATTTTTTTTATTTGGAAATACCAATCCTTTAAAATTAAAAAATGTTCCTCGTTTTAGTGATGCAGCAAAAGTAATTTATAGAGGTAGAGTTCAATATAAAGGTTCTGGTAATTATCAATTTACTTTTGAACTACAATTTAGTATGACAATGAAATCACCATATAACATTGCTCCAGTGGATGGAAAATCTGTTAATATAATAAAGTCTAAATTGAATTTAGAGTGTTTTGAATGAATAGGAAAAATCAAATGCTAAGTTTCAAATCATACACCGTACTAAATGAAGCAGCCGAAGGCATTGCTTCTGCAAAACATCAGGAACATCCTGAGGATAATGCCATTCGTGATCGCGCTGGATTTGAACACGCAGTATCATCTCTAAATGCAATTCATCACGCACTAAGAACTGGCGATCATGGCGACACACATATATCGACAAAACTAGACGGCGCACCAGCAGTTGTTTTTGGTCATCATCCAAAAACAGGTAAATTTTTTGTTGCAACAAAACACTCCGCATATGGAGCAACACCAAGACTTGCAACGACACATGATGAAATAGATAAACACTTTGGTCATTCTCCGGGTCTTGCACAAAAGATGCACGCCGCACTTGAACATCTTCCTAAAGTAACACCAAAGAAAGGTGTATATCAAGGAGACTTCATGCATGATGGCAACGAAAGAAAAGAAGAAGGTAAAGATATTACCTTTAGACCAAACACGATCAAATATCATGTGGATAAAAATACGCCAGAAGGTAAAAAAGCAGCTGCTTCAAAAATAGGATTTGCTGTCCATACACAGATTCATGGAGATCCAGATAATCCAAGCACACTTCAGGCTTCTCCACTTCGCAATTCTTCTTTTAGACAACACAACGATGTGCATCTAGTTTCACCAGAAGCTAAACTAGGTTCTGGTGGTCACATAAGCCCAGAAGATAGTATGAAGGTTCACAATCATCTTACGAAGGCACAGAAAATTCACGATGGTTTGAGCGATATTCATCATGACGTGGTCGGTAAACACGATGAACATATCTCAACATACATCAATCAAACTGTAAGAACAGGTGAAAAGCCAACGACAGCGGGACTTCGTCAGCATATACAAAGTCGTATGCAAAAAGAAGTTGATAAGCTAAAATCTGAAAAAGGTAAGGCTCGCGCAATAGAAAAAATGAGTGCGGCTCTTGCTCATCACGATACGCATGAAAAGGAATTTGCAAAAGCATTGCAGATTCATCATCACATTCAATCAGCAAAGAATATTCTTGTTGCCGGATTGAATAAAGCCCACGGCTCTGAAAACCCTATGCGTCAAAGCATAGAAGATAAAGAAACACATCCTGAAGGATATGTTGTTCAACACAAGGGTAGAATTATCAAAATGGTTGATCGTGGCGAATTCTCAAGAGCGAATTTCAATAAACCTAAAGAGTGGAAGAAGTAATCTTTAGATATTAGGAATATTTTATTATGAATTTAGAATTAGATAATGACAAAATAGTCATAATAAATGATTTTTTGCAAGAGAATGATTATAAAAACATAACATATAACCTCTGTAATTCTTCTTATCGATCCGAGTCCAAATCTAGTTTAAAAACAGATCCGCATGGTCATTGGGTTTTAAATTTTGTTTCTGGCGAAAACTCTACTAGTGACAATATCAAAGATATTTTTTCTTTTATAAAATATGATGATATAAAAAATGTTTGGACTTATATACAAAAAAAATATAATCTTGAAGATAAAATATTACTAAGATGCTATTCAAATGCATATACATATGGAACTGAAGGATATCCACATACAGATTCACAAAGAAAAGATGAATGGACAATAGTATTGTTTATGAACGATGAATGGAGCATTAATTGGGCCGGAGAGCTAGTATTTTTTTCAAATGATGAAATTATAAAAGCCGTTTTACCTAAAAAAAATACTGCAGTCATTTTTCCTTCACATATGATTCATGTAGCTCGTTCTGTTTCTAGAATTTGTTATCAAGTTAGAAGAACATTAATGTTCAAATTCAAGAATAAAAACATCTAAATGCATAAATACTCTCGTCACCGCTAATTATGGGAGTATACCATGGAAGCAGAATTCTTCAAGCTGGTGGCGGAAGTTGGATTTCCAATTGC